CGGCGAACGTCGTCGCGCAAACGCTCGTCAATATGTACCGGGAGCCGCAACAGCCGACGCCTGACGGCACGCCGATGGCGTTCTATGGCACCGTTGGCAAGACGCTGTTCGCCGCGATCGGCGCGCTGCCGTCGCGCGGCGCGCGGCAAGTCGGCCCGTTCTTTTTCTTTTCGGTGCACGGTAACACGCTCTACTCGATCAATTCGGTCGGCATCTATACGCCGATATTCCCGACGCTGCTATCGTCGAACGGCCGCGTCGATATGACGGATAACGGCTCGCAGCTCCTAATCGTCGACGGGCTCGCCGGCTACGTGCTCACGCTGGCAACTATGGCGCTCGTGCGCATAGCCGATCCCGACTTTCCGATTCATCCAACAACGTGCACGACGCTAGGCGGCTACGGCATCGTCGACAACAACGATGCGCGCGTCGGTCAATTCAATTGGTCGTCGCAGTACGATTATTCGACGTGGGACGGGCTGGACTTCGCCAACGCCGAAGGCAATCCCGATCCGCTCGTGCGCGTATTCGCCAATGCCGGCGACTTGTATCTGTTCGGCACCGTCTCGACGGAAGTATGGTCGCTGTCGGGCGATGCCGCGATTTTCCGGCGCGTTGGCGGCGCCGCGATGGAATGGGGGCTCGCCGCCGTTTGGTCGCTCGACAAATTCTCCGATACGGCGCTCGTGTTCCTTGGCAAAAACAAGCTCGGACAAGTGCAGCCGATTCAAGTCGTCGGATATAACACGAAGATTCTCGTCGACTTGTCCGTACCGAGCGGCCCTGATGTTGCCAACGATATCAATTCGCGCGTGCCGGCGAGCGCGACAGGCTACGCGTACGTGCGCGACGCGCACACGTTCTATCAGCTCAATTATCCCGATCGCTCGTATCTGTACGACGCGCTTTCGAATTCCTGGCAGCTATCGCAAAGCGGACTGACGCCAGCTCGCGACAACGGCGAAGTGCGCGTCGAAATGTTCGGCGTTCCCTACGTCTCCGACTTCGCGAATGGCAATTGGTACGCGCAATCCGATTCGGTCTATACCGACAACGGCAACCCGATCCTTCGCGAAATCACGACGCGGCATTCGATCGCGAATCTCGCGCGCTTCGCGGTCAACGAACTGTTTATCGAATTCGAACCGGGCGTCGGGATCGCTGTCGGGCAGGGCTCCGATCCGCAAGCAATGTTGCAATGGTCGAAAGATGGCGGGCAAACCTTCGGCGTCGAAGTGTGGCAGCCGATCGGACAGATGGGGCAATATCTCAATCGCTGCGTGTGGCGCAATCTCGGCATCGCGCGCGATTGGGTTTTCCGCTTGCGCATTACTGATCCGGTCAACGTCGTCATTATCAACGCCGGGATGATCGTATCGTGATAGTCGATCCCGTCTCGAAACAGCTCGACCAATACACGGGCGGCGACAAGCGCTCGCTGTTGCAGTTGCTTAGTCAATTGCGGCAAGGCGTCAATCACGCCGACGCGAGCTTCACGAGCATTTACAACGTGCTCGATTATGGCGCCGAAGGCGACGGCATAACCGACGACACGGCCGCGTTTCAAGCGGCTCACGATGCAATGTCGGTATTCGGCGGCATCGTGTTTGCGCCGGCCGGCACGTACGCGATCGGCGGCACGGTAACGTTTTCTAAGCCGATGACGTTCATGGGCGTTGGCATCGGCTCGACGATCATCAAGGCGACAGTCGGGACGGGCGACGTGTTCCTGATGACGGGAGCGCGGCAGCGCTTGACCGGGTTTCAAATTCAGGCCGGCGTGCCGCAGACAGCCGACGCTTATGTTCATTATTCCAGTACAGCGTCAGGGCAGATGATCGACCATTTTTATTTGGACGGTTGGTTTCGCGGCATTTTGTGGGACGGCATCGCGAGGCTCTACGCTGATCGTGGGTACTTATTTAACGGAGTGACTAACACCGGATTCGGCATTTTAATAAATGCCGGCAACGATTTTCGGCTGGCGTTCCTTTCGATGGACGGCCCGGCGCCGCAACTGTCGCAGGCCGGGATAGGAATGTCGATACAGAACGCAACGAATGTCGTCGTGCAGAGCTGCGTTATCTTGCATCATACGAACGGCATTGCGTCGACGCCGGGCAACGGGCAAGCGTTACTAAACGTGGAAATTCTCGATTGCTTGATCGACGGATGCGGCACGCGTGGCATCATCTTGCGCCCCGTTGTCGCGTCTACCGGCTCGATCGCGCGCGTTCGCATTGCGGACTGCACAATGTCGAATTCGATCACGCAACACGGAATCATACTCGACTCGCGCGGCGGCACGATGAATAGCGTCGACATTGTTAATTGCCAATGTATGAACAATGTACTCGACGGGATTCAATTGCTCGGGATCGGCAACGCTAAGGACGTGCAAGTGCTCGGCGGGGAATACTCAAACAATCGCGACGGAATCCGCTTCGGCGACGGAGCGGTAGGCGTAACCGATTTTTCAGTGATTGGCATTCGTGGCACGGGGAATACCGGATACGCCGTGAATGTCAGCGTCGCCGCCTGCACAAACTATCGCGTGCTCGACAACGACGGGCGCGGCAACGGCATAGCAAACATTTTCGACGCTGGCGTGGCGCCTAAAGTCGTGGCGAATAACCTATGACACTCGCGCTATTCGATCAAACGTTGGACATGGGCGCGGACCTGAACACGCTCGTCGTCGACGCTGCGCAGCCGCACGGCTTTCGTTTCGGGCTCGGCGGCATAACGCGGATCGCGGAAGTCATCGCTCCTGGCGGCACGTCGACGGCTACCTTCGCGTCGATCCCCGCGACGTTCCGCCACTTGCTGATGCTGTACATGGGGCAGGATACGAATGCGGGCGGCGCGGGCGTATTCGATATGCACGTCAAAATCAACGGCGATGCGGTCGCGGCGAATTACACGAATTCGCAACAGCTATCCGGCAACGGGGCGGCGGCTGCCGCTGCCTCACAAGCTCCGAGCGTGCTCGGCGCGTTGTGCGGCGTATTGGCCGGCACTGTAGCGAGCGCAATCGCTGTCGGCGGCGGCGCGGTTTTCTTTCCCGGCTACGCTAACACTTCAATTGCCAAGTTTGGTATCGAGGTATCCGGGCTCGCCAATCTGGCGGCCGGCGTCGGCATAACCGAAGTGCGTAGCTTTTCGTGGAAGTCTCTCGCCGCGATCAATTCGCTTGTGTGGACGGGCAGCGGAACAGCCTTCGCGGCCGGCTCGCAATTCACGCTGTTCGGAATCCAATGACGACGCTCGCCGATCTGTTGAAGCCGCAGTACACGCCTGGATTCGGCGCCGGCCCGGCGACCGGGCTCGATCCGGCTATCGCGTCGCAGTTGTTTCAGTACGTCGGCAAGAGCGACGCGGACACGCAACTGCTCGATCCGAAAGTAAAGCAACAACTGATCGATGCCGGGTTGCTGCAATCGATCACGGAAGGCGGCGCCGAAGGCGGCGACCCGCAACAATTCTACGAACTCGGGGCCAACGCGCCGACGAATTTTTCCGGCCACATTTCCAGAATCGACAATACTCCCGAAGCGCAGCGCCTTGTGAGCCCGACGCAAGTGCAGGGCATGGGCGAAAAGCTGTTCAATCCGAACATGGTTGTCCACGATCCGACGTTCGGCGACTTGACGATGCAGGGCAACGTCGATCCGAACGAATCGACGTTCAGCAAGATCGGTTGGAAAGTCGGATCGATGGCGCCCGCGATTCTCGCCACGGTTATGTCGAGCGGAATGATGGCGCCCATGCTCGCGGAAATGGCGGGCTCGGGCGGCGCGACAGCGGGCGCGATGATCGGCGGGCAGACGCTATCCGATATTGCCGGCGGCGCGATCGCGCAAGGCGGAGCTGCCACGGCTGGCGACTTGCTCTCCGGTTTGCCGTCGTGGGTTACGTCGCAAGTGCCGGGCGCGGTGCGCGGCGGCATAACGTCATTGGGAAGCAACGACGGCAAATTCAATCCGCTCGGCACGCTGTTGTCTCTCGGCGGCGCGGGGCTCGGGCAGCTCGGCGTGCCGTCGTGGTTGACGCCGACGCTCGCCGCTGCAATGCGTGCGAACAAAAACCCGATCGGCGCAGCGACTTCGCTCGCGCAGATTTTCGGAAGGGGTGGACAATGAGTGACGGCAGCGGCGGTTTCCTGAACGGCATCGATCTGTC